TATACTACCAACACTCAATGAATTCAGCTCAAGCTTTCGCAAGAAAGAAGTTGGGATTGAATGACCTTCAGTGTGTTGCATGTGAAGGATAATTGTTAAAAATAACAGACAACAAAGATAAAAGAGGACTTCGGTCCTCTTTTTTTTATAATTTAATCAGTTAAGATATTTATAGACAATGGCAGATGGTAAAAAATACGGAATCAATTTTCCTTTTCAGGATAGTACAGATGGTAAATACTTTTCTCTCTCTCAGACTGCTGATGAAGAAGTAAGAACAGATTTATTACATTTGATATTAACTAGAAAGGGTAGTCGTTACTATTTGCCTGATTTTGGTACAAGAATTTATGAATTTATTTTTGAACCTATGGATGGTACTACTTTCGATTTAATCAAAGATGATATTAAATTATCTGTTTCCAAATATATACCAAACCTTACAATAAATGAGATAACCATAACACCATACGTTGAAGACAACTATGAGGAAGGTGAAATTGTTACTGAAAGATTAGGTGTTGGAGGTATCTATAGAGTACCGGGTAAAGGTACTGAAGAGTATACCGCTAAACTTAGAATTGATTATACCATAAATGATGGGACTTTTGGTTCAAAAGATTTCGTAATCATAAATATTTAATAGTAGATGGCAGGAAGAAAAATTTCATATACAGAAAGAGATTTCGAAGGTCTAAGAGCAGACCTCGTAAATTACACTAAACAGTATTACCCTGAGCTTATTGATAACTTCAATGATGCTGCGGTTTTTTCTGTATTAATGGATTTAAATGCCGCCATTGGTGACAATTTAAATTACCATATTGATAGAAGCATACAAGAGACTGTTTTACAATATGCACAACAACGTTCATCAATATTCAATATTGCTAGAACTTATGGATTAAAGATACCTGGTAATAGACCATCTGTGGCGTTGGTAGATTTTTCTATTATCGTTCCTGCTCAAGGTGACCAAGAAGATACGAGATATCTGGGTATTCTCAGAGCGGGGTCACAAGTTTTAGGGGGAGGTCAAGTATTTGAAAATGTGTATGACATAGATTTCTCATCACAATATAATAACGAGGGATATCCAAACAGAACTAAAATACCTAATTTTGATTCTAACAATACCCTTATAAATTATACAATAACTAAAAGAGAGGTTGTTGTTAATGGTGTTACTAAAGTTTTCAAAAAAACCATTAACTCGAACGACGTAAAACCATTCTTTGAATTTTTCTTACCCGAACAAAATGTATTAGAGGTGGTTGATATAATACAAAAAGATGGTACATCTTTCCAATCAACACCAACGTATTCAGAATTTGTTAACGCCGACACAAGGTGGTACGAAATGGATGCTTTAGCCGAGTCAACAGTTTTTGTTGAGGACACTACAAAGCCATCAGACAAACCCGGTACCAAGGTAGGTAGATATATTGAGACTGATAACCGTTTCATTACTGAATACACACCTAACGGTTTTATGAGAGTTCAATTTGGTGGTGGTACTACAACACCAGATGACCAATTAGCTGAGTTTGCTAGAAATGGTGTATCAATGAGACTGCAGGACTATCAAAATAATATTGGTTTAGGAAGAACTGTTGAAGCTAACACTACTTTATTTGTAAAATATAGAATTGGTGGAGGACTTGCATCTAACATTGGTGTGAACGCTTTAAATCAAGTTGGAGTTATAAATTTCTCAGTTAACGGACCAAGTAATAACATTAATCAACAGGTTTCATCTTCTTTATCTGTAAATAATGTTACCGCAGCTATTGGAGGTGCTAATCAACCATCGATTGAAGAGATGAGAAATATGGTTACGTTTAACTTTGCTTCACAGAACAGGGCGGTAACAGTAAACGATTATAACGCCTTAGTAAAGAAAATGCCGGGTAAATATGGGGCACCTGCTAAAACATCTATCACAGAAAAGGACAACAAAATCAATATCGAAATATTGTCATATGATGCAAATGGAAGTTTAACTCAAACAGTGTCTAACACTCTGAAACAAAACATTGCCAATTATTTATCTAAATACAGGATGATTAACGATTATATCTCTGTTAATGTTGCTAAAGTTATTGATTTAGAATTTGATATATCTGTGGTTATCGATTCAGCACAAAATCAAGGACAAGTAATTACTAAAATCATTGATGTGGTTAATAAAGAGATGGAACCAGCATCTCGTGAAATGGGTGAAAATGTATTTTTATCTGTTATGAGACAACAAATTCAGGAAGTTGCTGGTGTTATATCGGTATCAGAAATCAAAGTAATAAATAAAGTTGGTGGACAATATTCATCTTCAGAAACATCTCAAAGGTACAAAGACAAAGAGACTAAAGAGATTCAATTGATAGATGAGACTGTTTTTGCGGAACCAAGTCAAATCTATCAAGTTAGATATCCTGAAAGAGATATCAAAGTAAGAGTCAAGAACTTAAAAACGGTTGACTTCAAATAAGAATATTTTACTTCAAAGACTTACAGGTTTATTATTGTAAAATGGATAAATAAGTATTTATCTTAAAACTATCGTATGTCGAAGTCATATAGAATCAGGACAAAATTAGGTACGGACCAAAATATTAGAGTGAACATCGAGCAAGACTTTGATTTCCTTGAAATACTTTCATTGAAATTAAAGCAAGAGGATGTGTATTCTCAGTTCTGTGCGGACTATGGTATTGTGGTTGGTCGTGTTGTGGCTAACAGTGGGTTTGGTGTTCAAAACGCTAAGGTTTCTATATTTGTACCTGTTGAGGACATGGATTTACAAGACCCTGTAATTTCTGCCTTATATCCATACAAGTCACCAGTTGAAAAAAATGAAGATGGTTATAGATATAACTTACTTCCTTATGACCAACAATATAAAGGACATACACCAACGGGTACGTTTCCAAATAGAGAGGATGTATTAACGAGAAGTGAGGTTTTAGAAATATACGAAAAGTATTATAAGTATACTGTTAAAACTAATGATTCGGGTGATTTCATGATTACTGGAGTACCGCTTGGTAATCAAAAGATTGTGATGGATTTAGATTTATCAGATATGGGATGTTTCTCAATGAGACCTCAGGATTTGATAAGGATGAATTTAGGGGTACAAGAACAGTTCGACGGTACTAACTTCAAAGCTTCATCAAATTTAGAATCATTACCTCAAATTATTAATCAGGTAAAGGATATTGATGTTACACCATTTTGGGGTCAGGAAGATTTATGTAATATCGGTATTACAAGAACAGACTTCGACTTAAGAAGTTTAGGGATTGAGGTTATGCCAACAGCGGTTTATATGGGTTCTATATTTTCAGATTCAGATAATAGACCAATCAAACCAAACTGTAAACCTAGAACTGAACAGGGTGACCAATGTGGATTAGTTACAGGACCTGGTGAGATACTAGCTGTGAGACAAACAATTGATTTTGATGAACAAGGTGACCCAATTCTTGAACAATATAAATTACAGAACGGAGGTAAAGTAATTGATGAGAATGGTGCGTTTGTTGTTGATATACCAATGAATTTGGACTATGTCGTAACAAATGAGTACGGTGATATCGTTTTATCTAACGACCCATCTATTGGTGTTCCAACAAAAGGTAAGTACCGTTTTAAGATGAAATACCAGTCAGAGGAAAACGGTCCCGCTCAAGACGAGGAGGTTTTCTTCCCAATTAGAGGTGAAATTCAAAGAGGTAATTTTATAGTCCCTCAAATTAGAGAACATGGTTGGTTAGGAAATACTGTTAACCCTGGTGTTGACCCAATTACTAAAGACAGTATATCCACTTCTAATGTGAATTTTTTCAATGTCACTAAAGTTGTAAGTACAAAAACGGTCAATATACCCGCAGGTAAGTCTGTACATGTCAAACGTACTAACGAAGCTAGAAAGGTTGAGGTTTTCGTTAATAATGTTAAACAAACACAAAAGTGGATAGATTTCCCAAATGGGGGTACCTTAACTATAGAAGTTCAGAAAAAAATCAACATGGTCAATCAGGTACCGAATGGTCAGAGTGTTTCAATTGAATTGGAATTTTATGACTATGATTATGTACAACTTCAAAAATCATATGCCTTTTCTTTAGATTGGAATGATTATGCTGATAAAACATCAGCTATCGATTGTAAGGATTCGTTTTATTTGATGAATTACAATAAGGTCTATACACCATCTCAATTAATTGATGAATACAGAAAAGGATATGGTCGTGCTAGATTCTTGGGTATTAAAGAGGTTTTAGATAGAGGATGTGAGAGTAATACTAATAAATTTCCTGTCAATGACGGTGTCAGAAACTTTGATTTGATATTTTTTATTGTGAATATACTTTTATCAATATTCACACCTGTTTTGTTCACTCTTACCCTTGTGGGTCATGTCATATGTTTTTTGTGGCCTATTCTTTATAGAATTTTCAATTTTGTTTTAGTTGCTATTTATGCGGTTATAAACTCAATTATAAAGTTGATTAATGCGATACGTAAATTATTTGGTAGTAAAAAGGAAAGTGAAACTTATAATGCACCGAAGATGGATAAAAAATGTCCTTTATCTGCAATACCTCTACCGAATTTATCTTATCCTGAATGTCAAGCTTGTGATTGTGAGGGTAGAGAGGCTGGTGAAAATACGGATAATCTTCCTGAAGTGGAGGAAAACTCAACAATATTAATTGATACGAATAATGATTCTTATTATGATAATTTAGTTGGTTATCATAATGATGAACTAGATGAATGGGATAAGTATTTATCAGGTTTTCAAACTGTTATGGCGGGTAATGACTCATGGGAAAATTCTGAACAACAAGCAATGACACCTTGGTTGAGTGGGAGTGATAATCCATCGGCAAAGGCCAAGACATGGTCACGTGATTTACCTCTAAGTGAAAGATTTAATTTATTTAATGTAAAATCAAAATACCACCAATTTGGAGGAAAAAATAGAATTGATACTTATGTAAATCCGGTCACTAATAATTATAAAAAACATAGTGATAATGTTATTATGTTATTATTGGACCCGGGTCAATTGAAAACATTTACCTCTGGTCAGATTGTGACTTTCCAAAATCCTGAAAACTCTAGTGACCCTAATATTTCAGGGGGTACAACGGGTACGACGGTATTTCAAACCCAAAGCACCTCAACAGTTAATGTAACGTATATGCACCCCGATACTTTGAGTTCTGCACAAAAAAGTTATGTTATAACTGGACAAACTCAGTCTTCTCAGAAATACGAACATCCAACGGATATTGAGTATTTTCAAGTAATTACAGGTCAGACTCTGTCTGAATTTGAAAATACATTAGAGAGTACGGCTAAGGGGAGGTCAACGTATGGTACTCACAACGATACTCTCGGTCAGTTCTATATTTTTGGATGGCAAAAGGTTAGAAAATTTTATTCAGGTACTGGTAATAAGAATCCTGATGTTTATCCTGATGGTGCAACTAGTGGTAATTATTTTGACCTTGAAGTTCCAAATATAAAATGAAATTCTGATTGGGAGAACCATTGTGTTGTATTTTTAGTAAGAGGTGTTGACCCTCATACTCCACGTCAAGATATTAAATATGATTTATCGAGGTTATATGGGTATTCTATGGGTATGGGACCTCAAGTTAGAGGTAATTTCAAGATGAATATACCAATTCAACCATATGTTAATGGTAACAGTGATTGGAGACTACCTAGACATAATCAGATTAATGCTAATGGTCAAACTTGTTCCGACACAGGATTACCTATTTATTTCAACTCATTTTCATTCACTCCGAATAATGGAATGTATCAAACGTATAAAAATAAAAATACTAAGTATTATTCCGCACTTGACTCAACTCAGTATAATTTTTACAAGTCTAATGTTGAGACAGAAAATAATGCTATTAGGACTAGAAACTCTGGTTCTTGGAGTCAAATGCAGGGTTCACCAGGATGGGATTTTAATTACAGAAATAACGAAGTTGTAGAAGGGGGTAGTCTCATGCAATCTAAAAATGATGATGTCAATAATGCTCAAAGAAATATTCTTGGAAATGGTGATTGGTCCTATTCATCACCTGTTTACTACAATATAGATAATACATTAGAAT